GTGTAACCGGCAAATTTTCGCAGGCCAGTCCATCACTCAATACAGGCTTTATGCCAATTGGGACTGCGCCCTGCACCTTTCGCCCGATCATTAGCCCAGCGTGAGGGCTAGCAGCACGGGTAAATGCTGCTTATCTCCGGGGTATCGCACCTTTCACGCTGCGGGGACGGTTGGGCCTGGCCGCAAGGCTGAACTCCGAAGGCCGCACTTATGGCGATAAAGATGCTCAAGCCGAGGCTGGCTGTACTTAGCACCAGCCGCGTCAAGGTGCTGGACACCAAGGCAGGCGCAACAGAGCGGATTAGTGGGCGCGCATGGATGAAGGTCCGCCACGCTGTGCTGGAGCGCGACCTTTACACCTGTGCTGCCTGTGGGCTGATTCGACGAGACCATGAGGTAGATCACATTCAACCGCTTGAACAAGGCGGCGACGCAATGGGTATGCACAACATGCAACTGCTGTGTGCTGGGCCAAGCGGCTGTCATGCAGCCAAGACGGCGCAAGAGGGCAGGGCAAGGGCTAGAGGCTGACCGCCTCGCCTGCGCTGTTCTGGTGGGTTGGCGGTGCATCATGGGTTTCGGTCAGGGTGAGGGGGGATAAAAAGTCCACCACCTTGAGGTAGCGGAAACCGACCGTTTACTCATTTGGACAAAAAAACCGTATTCAAAAGGGAATCAAATGGCAGGCAAACCCGGCAAGAGCGGCGGCGCTCGGTCAGGCGCAGGCCGGCCACCGAAAACACAGGAAGAGAAGCTGACGATTGCTACCACTGGCAAGCAGACGCCATTGGAATTCCTGCTGTCTGTGATGAACGACAACGAGGTCGAGGACCGCCTGCGCATTGATGCGGCCAAGACGGCGGCGCAGTATTGCCACGCCAAGAAAGGCGAGGGCGGCATCAAGGACGCGCAGCAGGACGCAGCGAAGAAGGCTGGCGCTGGAAAGTTCGGCGCATCGGCACCTCCACGATTGGTAAGCAACCGTGGTGCCTGAGTATTCGACCGCTTGCCTTGACTGGGCAGACCGGATCAGGACCGGCAAATCAATCATTCCTGCGCCGATATTCCCAGACGAGGCGGCGGCAGCGGTGGCGGTGATGCGAGAGCTACGGATCGTGGACGCACCCGGCAGCCCAACAATGGGTGAGGCTTGCGCGCCGTGGGTCATGGACTTGGCAGCGGCCATTTTTGGCTCCTACGATGCGGCATCGGGGCGCCGGCTGATTAAGGAAGTATTTGTCCTGGTCAGTAAGAAGAACTCTAAAAGCACGGTCGCTGGCGCCATCATGTTGACGGCGCTGGTCAGGAACTGGCGGCAGTCTGCGCAGTTCGTGGTGCTAAGCCCGACCGTGGAAGTGGCGACGAATTCATTTTCGCCGGCCCGCGACATGGTGGCAAAGGATGAAGAGCTGGACGCGCTGATGCACGTTCAAGGCCACATCAAGACAATCAGCCACCGGGAAAGCAACGCAACACTGAAGGTTCTAGCGGCTGACAGCAACACAGTCGGCGGCTTGAAGGCAGTCGGTGTGCTGGTTGACGAGTTGCACCTGTTTGGGAAAGTCTCTTCAGCGGAAAACATGTTCCGCGAGGCGTTCGGCGGCTTGGCATCACGGCCCGAAGGCTTCATTATTTACCTGACCACGCAGTCAGACGAGCCGCCAGCCGGTGTATTCAAGCAAAAGCTCGACTACGCAAGGGCGGTCAGGGATGGAAAGATTGTCGATCCCGGGTTCTTGCCTGTGATCTTTGAGCACCCGGATGACATGGTGGCCAATGGCGACTGCCTGAAGCTGGAAAACATGTGGATGACCAACCCGAACATTGGTTATTCAGTCGATCAGCAGTTTCTGGATCGCGAGTTTCAGAAGGCCGAATTGGCTGGCGGTGATTCTTTTCGCGGCTTTATGGCTAAACACGGCAATGTCGAGATCGGGCTGAACCTGCGGTCTGACCGCTGGGCAGGCGCAGACTTCTGGCAGGCGCAGGCCAAAGCGCCAGGCTTGACGCTGGATCAACTGCTGGACCGCTCAGAAGTGGTCGATGTGGGCATTGACGGCGGCGGGCTGGATGACTTACTAGGGCTTGCCGTAGTGGGCCGAGACAAGGAGACGCGTGAATGGCTGCTCTGGACGCACGCATGGGCGCATCCAAGCGTGCTGGAGCGCCGCAAGAGCGAAGCCGCCCGGTTCCGAGACTTTGAGAAGCAAGGAAATTTGACCATCGTCAAGAACATTGGCGATGACGTTTATGCAGTCGCTGAAATCTGCGCCAAGTGCGAAGACTCCGGCCTGCTGGACAAGATCGGCGCGGATCCGGCTGGTCTGGGCGGAATTTTAGAGGCGCTGACGCAAGCGGATGTACCCGACGAAAAGGTCATTGGCATCGCGCAGGGCTGGAAGATGACCGGCGCGATCAAAACGACAGAGCGAAAGCTGGCCGAAGGCGGATTGATTCACGGTGGCCAGCCAATGATGGACTGGTGCGTTGGCAACGCCAAGATCGAGCCGCGTGGCAACGCTGTGATTATCACGAAGCAGGCCAGCGGCACGGCAAAAATTGATCCGCTGCTGGCGACCTTCAATGCGGTCACGCTGATGAGCTTGAACCCAGCCGCCGAATCCAACATAGACGACTTTCTAAACAATCCCATTTTTACCAAGTAACCCTATGGCATTTTTACAATCACTGCGCACTTGGTGGGGCGCGGGTGGTGCCATTGGCGAGTCCACGGGCGACCAATTCACGACGCCCAGCACATCACTGGTTGAAGGTGTGGGCAACATCAGCGCGGACGGCGCATTGCAAATTTCGGCGGTCTGGGCCTGTATTGACATGCGCGCCAGCACGATTGCCAGCCTCCCTTACTTTGCATACGAGTCAATCGGCGGCAAGAAAACGCTGGCCCGCAAGTCGCGCCTGTATGAGTTGCTGCACGAAAGCCCGAACAGCCGCATGACGCCTTTTGAATTCTGGCGCGCAATGATGCTGAACCACGATCTGCGCGGAAACGCCTATGCGCGCCTGGACCGTGACGCATCAGGTGAGGTGGTGGCCATGTGGCCCATGCCATCGGACCAGATCACTCCAAAAGTGCTGGCAGACGGCAGCATGGTCTACGAGTACCGGATCGACGGCAGCATTGCCATCATTGCGGATTCAAATTGCTTGCACCTGAAGAACCTGGGCAACGGAACGGTCGGCCTGTCCAAGCTCGAATTCATGCGCGGCACCACGGACGAAGCGGCCAAGGCCCAAGGCGCGGCGTCAAAGGTGTTTGGCACGGGCGGCAAGCCGACCGGCGTCCTGATGCTTGACAAGGTGCTGAACGCTGAGCAGCGCAAGGCTGTGCTAAACAACTTTGCCGGAATGGCCGAGGGCAACGCGTCGCGGCTGTTTTTGTTAGAGGCTTCGATGCAGTATCAGCAGCTCAGCATGTCGCCCGAGGACCAGCAACTGCTGGAAACCCGGCAATACGGCGTTGAAGAAGTTTGCCGCTGGTTCGGTGTGCCGCCCGTGCTGGTGCATCACGCCAACATCACGACCTGGGGCAGCGGCATTGAGCAGATTCTGGACGGTTTTTACAAGCTGGTTATCCGGCCCATGCTGGTCAACATCGAGCAGGCGACCAGAAAGCGCGTACTGACGCCGCGCCAACGGACCTCGCAGTCGGCGGAATTCGCCTTTGATGCGCTGCTGCGGGGCAGTTTGAAGGACCGCATGGCCATTTACGCGCAAGCAGTGCAAAACGGCCTGAAAACACGCAACGAATGCCGCCAGCTTGAGAATGACGCGCCCATTGACGGCGGCGATGAACTCACCGCGCAGAGCAACCTTGTTCCCGTCCTGATGCTGGGCAAAGTCACTGCATCCGGCGGCACGGGCGCCAATATTGCGCAATAAAGGAAATTCATGGAACACAAAGCAATCGCCTTGGCTGATGCGCAATTTAAGCTGGAATCGGACGGCTCCGGATTTGTCGGACTGGCTTCGACTTTCGGCAATGTGGACAGCTACGGCGACACCATCCTGAAGGGCGCCTACTCACAGACGCTGGCCGACCACGGCATGCCTAAAATGTTCTTCAACCACTCCAGCGACCAAGTGCCGCTGGGTAAATGGGTCAAGGCCGAGGAAACTGACGCCGGCTTGCTGCTGTCAGGCGAGTTCACACCCGGTAATGCTCTGGCGCAAGAGGTCAAAGCCGCTCTCAAGCACGGCACAGTGGACAGCATGAGCATCGGCTACCGCCTGAAAAAGGGCGATTACACCGACACCGAGGCTGGCCGAACGATTAAAAACGTGTCGCACCTGGCCGAAGTCAGCATCGTCACCTTCCCTGCCGACAAGTTTGCCCGCGTTGACCTGTCCAGCGTCAAGAGCTACGCCGACGAAATCAAGACGATGGAAACCATCCGCGAATTCGAGTCTTTCCTGCGGGATGCAGGGGGATTCAGTAAAGGGGCGGCACAAGCGTTGACCGCCCGCGCTAAAGAGTTGTTCACCCTGCGGGACGCGGGCGAGGGCGACAAAGAAGCGCAAAAAATGGCAGAAATTCTGGCGAGAATCCAGAAAATCAGCGCATAAAGCACGCAAACCCTGCATCTAGCCGCCCACCGAGGCGGTTTTTTTACGTCAAAAAGGAACACTATGTCCGAAGCAATCATCAAAGCCCTCGATCAAGTCGAGGCAAAACTGGCCGCCATGTCTACCAAGGCCGATGGCGAATTTGCCACCGTGGGCAAGACCTCTGCCGACACCAAGAACGCCATTGATGCCATCGGCATCGAGCAGCGCACCCTGGCTGACCGCATCTTGTCGATTGAACAGAAGTCCACCGCCCAGCCTGAAGTTGCAGTCGGTCAGTCGTGGGGCGAGCAGTTCGTCAAGAGCGCCCGCTACGCTGATTTTGCTGGCGGCAACCTGAACAAACTGCGCGTTGAGGTGAAAAACACCTTGGTCGGCGCTGATTCCAATGTTGCGCCTCAACGCAATGTCGGCATTGTCGCGAGCGCCGTGCTGCCGTTTTCGATGGAAGCACTCCTGCCAAGCACCACGACTGCATCCAATGCAATCGAGTTCACGCGTGAAAACGTGTTTACCAACAGCGCAGCAGAAGCCGCAGAAGCCGCCCAAAAGGCCGAATCCGCACTGACCTGGACGCTGGTGAACATGCCCGTTTCCACCGTGGCCCATTGGATCAAGATTTCCAAGCAGCTTGCCAGCGACAACACCGCCCTGGCCGCGTATGTCAACAGCCGCATGACCTACGGCGTCAACCAAAAGGTTGATACGCAGCTGGTCGTCGGCAACGGCACCGCGCCCAACATCAGCGGCACGTTCTTGGCTGCCAACTACACAGCGCACGGCTACACCGCAGCCAACATCACGGCATTCCCTGCCACCACCCTGAAGCGTTTTGCCCTGATCCGCAAGGTGATCGGTGATTTGTACGCCGCTGGCTACCCAGCGACTGCCGTGCTGCTGAACCCAGCCGACTGGGCGTCGATGGAAATTGAGCTGATGACGGTTGCTGCAGGCCAAACGCTGTACAGCGTCGGCGCTGGTGGCGAGCCACGCCTGTTCGGCCTGCCTGTGGTGCAGTCCATCGGCCTGACCGCTGGAAACTTCCAAGTCGGCGCGTTCAGCGAAGCCTTCATGGTCTACAACCGCGAAGGCGTCACCGTGGAAATGTCGGACAGCGACGGCGACAACTTCCAGAAGAACCTGATCACGCTGCGCGCCGAGCGCCGCCTGGCGTTGGCTACCGAGAAGCCAGCCGCTGTGCGCGGTGGCCTGCTCTCGCCGGCCTGATGCTGGTTGAGGTTGAGATTCTCGGCTGCGTCATTACGGCGCAGTTCGGGACGCTATCGTCTGGCGACATTCTGCGCACCGATGCCGCTTTTGCGGCGCATCTGGTTAACGAATGCGCTGCCGCACGGTACACGCAGGCTAAACCAGCACCCGAAACGGTGACGGCTGCAACCAAACCCATAAAACGCAAATAACTGCTGCGTCATGCGCCCATCCACTACCGGCAGGGCGCATCTCAGAGCAAACCAACAAAGCCGCCCATGTTCCTCACATTAGACATCGCCAAAGCCCATCTGCGCGTCATTGGCGGCGATGAAGACGCCGACCTCGCGCTCAAGTGTGACGCTGCCGAGGGTATCGCCGTGGCGCACCTTGACCGAGCCGTGTATGCCGACCAAGCGCAACTGAACGCCGCCATTGCTGCCGCGCCTGCTGCACTGGCCGCGTCCCGTGCTGCATTCCTTGCCGCCGATGCTGCTGCCGCGCTGATTGAGGAC